CCAACCGAATTTACTCATCGTCATCGTCATACTCTGGCTTATTATTGGTATCCCAATTAATGCGTTCCATTATCTAGCTTCCTCCAAATCTGCTATAAACATATACTCTGGATTAAATTGTAACCATACTGGTGACTTACCAGATTGGTCTGCTCTACCGTATCTATTCTTTACTGCAGCTACACCTAGTAGTCCATTGCCACTCTGTCCAACGGTAAGGATTAGTGCAGGTAACTGTGCTACCTTGCCTTGCAAGGACGATCTTGGTTGGCATGGGTCTCCGACATAACCTTCTTGTGTGTGATGTAAGACTAAGATAGCGGCGTTGGTATCTCTCGCTAAGTACTTAAGTTCTTTAAGTGCTGTACGCATGTTACCGAATTCTTCTCCGCCGTCCATACTAATATCCATAAGGTTATCAATAACAATTAGGGCAGGCGGTTCTCCAAGTAGTTCTTCAATCGCGGTAACCTCATCGTCGATATCACTAAGACTAGGGGCACTATCAAAACTCCAATAGATATGACGGGCAAGAGCAAGATTATTCCTAGAATTGACTGGGTCTTCCGATATGATTTTCTCTGCTTCACTTTGTGACACTCCTGTTATCATGGAATATAAACGCATAGCCATAGTATGAGCATTGGTATCTGCTGATAGGTATAGCGTTGGTGCTTGCATACGTAAGGCTAAAGCTAATGCAAGTGTGGATTTACCTGCACCTGGTGTGCCAGCAATCATACTTACCTCTGCTCTACGCAATACAATCTGGTTAGTATCAAATGTCCTGAATACTGTAGGCATCGGCTCACCACCAATGTCAGGACGACCTACTGCTCTGCTTAATGTTTTCATTTATCTCCCAATAAATAATTGACTAGGTAGGTAGCCTTCCCCACTACACTACCTAGTCAAATCTATTTTAGAATGTAGCGTAGTCTGAATCGCTAGGCTTTAAGTAAACAGCCTTGCACTGATCTGGTGTACCCTTTGGTGTTGGACACATGAAAGCCTTGTATGGTCCGTATGGTCCTACACCTTCACGCTTAGTCATAACTCCATGGATACAAGTCCTGCTGGCTGTGCCTGCTGTTACCGTACTACCATTTGATGGAGGTGCTACTGGTGCAAAGGTTGCTGTTGTTTCTGCTACTGGGATTGGTGTTTCACTAATTACTGTACCACCTAGCGCATCAACCACTGTATTAACTCCTGATCTAGGTTGACTGGGTTGCGTTCCAAGAAACAACTCTTCCATTGCAGCGATGCTATCATTAACTCCATTACCAATAAGGGCATTGATGTTGTTCTCAAACTCAGTAGCATCACTACCACGTACGGTAATAATAGTACCTACCTTGGTCTTTACATTTACTACGTAACTACTTTCCATTCTTTTCTACTTTCTTTGTTGTTGTTTTCTTTGGTGAAGATGGGTGTCTTTCTTTTGCATTTTCTTTATTATCTTTATCAATTAATCTTTTAATATAAAGTTCCAAGATAAACATATCATCTTGAAGTTCATAGATATCTGTGACTATTAAGTCCCATCTTTTTTTAGATACGAACACTTGTTATCCTTTTCTTTTGTACTTGCATTGGTCTTTTACATTACACATTATACAGTGATTGAGATTAGGTATGAACAACTCTGCTTTACGAGCTTGATCAAACTTGCTTACGATCTCAATGATATCATCTTTACTAAAGTAATCTAGGTTAATCAGTTCACTTGTCTGACCTGACCTAGCCATCCAGTATGCACCATACTGTGGACGGATGCCTAACATTTCTTCCATACCTGCAGCATAGAATGCTAACTGTAAGTCTGACGATGGGGTACGTACACCTGTCTTGATATCTAATACGATTAGTTCACCATCAGGGTTAATCATAACTCTGTCAATGTGCATCTGTACTGGTATGTCATTCCAGATAGGTGTAAGTGCTAGTTCAATTGCTGGTACTCCAGGCTGTACTTCCCACATAGTTAGTGGGTGCGTACCATTACGCCATGTAATCCATGAATCAACCATCTCTGAACCATTTACATTCCACCAATCACCATCTTCTTTGTTGGGATTAGCTTTAGTTGCACGACCAGATGCTTTCCATTGTGCCTGATCAACACCTGTTTTTGTTAGTTGCTCTGCTTGTTGTGCAGCCCATGCTGCTTCCCAATACTTATTCATTTCTTTATGCTCCTTTGTACACACCTACGGCAAAAGTATTTTAGTAGTGCGTCTTCTGGTCTGGTTGATGTAGCTCCACATGTATCACATCTGTATACTTCAGTCATTACTTACCTTCTGTTTCAAATAGTTCTTTATCATACATCTCGGTCGCTGTGTGTACTGCACTACCACCTGCTAGATACCAGGTTGGTTGCTCAGTTAACTTTTCCACTCGTGTAAGATAATACTTCCAACCGCAATCAAGATAGGTTGTTAATGCTGAATAAGATACATGTGCTGGTAGTTCGTATCCGTTTATTTTAATCATAGTGTCTGTTCCTTTCATGGAAATCTTCTTTAGCTGCATTGTACATCATATCTGTTACATGATCTTCTAAACGATTGTAGCACCTATCACAGACATCTTCGTCTTCTTGTTTAAGTAACTCTTCTATGTTTAATTCACAACATTCCATCTAACTCATCTCCTGCATATGGGAACACATCTCCTGTGTGTGGGTCATATTTACATGTAACTAAACTCTTGAACCACATAGCTTCACCTTCCATTACTACTGTATTAATCTTTTGTAAATACTCTAATGTATCTGGACTTATTAATACATCAGCTCTGTATCCCATGATTGCAAAGTGATCTGCTTCTAATTCTTCTGTTCGATAACCTACAATTTCAATTACATTATCGTCATCTACCATGATGCTTGATACTCAATTCTGTAGTTATATTGGTTGTCTTCTGTGATCTCATCAAGTAACTCAGTCAGTTGCTTATGTGTTTCTTCTATGTCTTGCCAGTACCACTCATCAATAGCGGTAGATCCAAAGAAGAATCCTGACGCTGGTTCTAATAGTTCCATGGCTAACTCAGTTGACTTAGTATCAAGCAGTGCTCCACATCTATTGTGTAGTGCAACTAGATTTTCTCTACTTACAGGTATAACCTGACATTCATCAACGCCACCACCTAATGTATTTACAAACCAGTTATGAATCTGATTAGCTTTGCGCCAGTAGATAGCTGTGTATTGTACTAATACTGATGCTGCTATGTTATCCTTTACTTTCATACCAACTGCTTCAACAACAGTATTGTATCTAGGACTTTCAGTATAATTTACTATGCCATTGGTTCTTTCATAATCATGGCTACTAATTCTTTCACTTACATTTAGGTACATATCAAGACCCATTGTTTACTCCTAATAGTTGTAGTGCACGTGACTTAATTGCGATGTCCGTTCCAAGGATCATCTTACTTGCTTGCTTCATGTAGTTCTTAGAGAAGTGATCGGTTGCTTCCACGATTGATTGGAATGCACCGAACTTAGTACCACTGATGTTATCTTGTGTGAATGTACCACCTAACCAGATGTTTATTGCATTAGTTCTGCTTCGTTCTGCTCTTGTCTTAGAGGTTCGTTCACCTGCACTGAGCATCTCATATGGTGAGAACTCAATCTTGCTAGGTAGTGGGTACACTCGATTAACAAAGTTCTTGAACTCTTCGTTACTGAATTCAATTGAACGTAGGTATGATGATACGGTTGCATACTTCTGAACATCTTCATTCATAATCTTGAATGCTTTTCGGATATCATCTGGATTGATACTGCTGTTAGGGCTGTGCTTAACACGATAGTAAATACCCTTAGCTTTGCCACTCATCATGGCTGCATTGATTTGATTGGTGCAGCTTAGTCGATTAACAACTGGTGTCATTTGGAATGGCATACTACCATCGTGTGATGTACGTGCGATTACATATGCATTATGTGGATCGTCACCTACTGTTACGTTGGCTGGTAGTTCAATGGTTGCCCATACTATGTTGCCACCTTTAAGTTCTCCTGCTGCACCATACCGTGCATCGCTGTTGTTAACGATGTCGTCAAGACATGAGAAGATCTCATCATTCTGCAACACTTTGTATCGTGAACCTACTACTGCTAATGGTTCAGCACCTGCATCAGTCCACTTAACCGTTGCATATCTATCTGGTACTGGTACATCAACAGATTCATCTTCATTGTAATATGGATTAATAAATACATTTTCTAATGTAACCTTCCAGTCAAGTCCAGCTTTAACCATCAGGTCATGAGCTGAGTTAACTTCGTACTCACTGTGCGTACCAATGATTGTATATGGATTTTGTCTAGTCATTTTCTTCCTCTACCATCTCTGCGAA